TCTCTACCGAGAGTTGGACGAGCTTAAAAGAGTACTATGCAACAGGTATCCTTACGTTAAAGACCGAGAGTTTACTCCTAAACGACCTAATCGAACCACTGGATACGTGGCGGGAGCACCGCTCACAAAGCTCAAAGAGTTCAGCCCAACCAGTAGAGACCACATCGCCTGGGTGATGACCAACCTCCATGGTTGGGTACCAGACAAACAAACCAAAGCTGGCAAGACTGCCATCGATGAAACAGTCCTCAAGGACATCGGCACAGAGGAAGCTCTGCAATTCTTCCGATGCCTTGAGTTAACAAAACATCTGGGTATGTTGTCTGAGGGCAACAACGCTTGGCTCAAGCTAATTAAAAATAATCGAATCCACCACCACTGTTCGGTGGCTACAAACACATCTAGATGCGCTCACCGTAACCCCAATTTAGCCCAAGTACCGAGTGACCTTGAATTTAGAAAGCTATTCCGCGCTACTCCTGGTTATGTCATGGTTGGCGCTGATCTCGCAGGTATTGAACTTAGACTCCTCGCTCACTATTTGGCTCGATACGATGGAGGACGTTACGGAGATATTCTTCTCAACGGTGACATTCACCAAGAGAATGCCGACAAGATAGGCATCAGTAGACGCCTTGTCAAGACAGTAACTTACGCCTTCCTCTACGGAGCTGGCGATCAGAAGATAGGTTTTAGTTATGACCCCCTCCTTTCTCCATCCAATGCAAAGTCCAAAGGTGCTGAAATACGGCAAGCATATATGGATGCAATTCCTGGACTTGAGGAATTGGTTAAGGCGGTTAAGTGTAAGGCGTCCGAGTCCGGTGAGATCCGTGCTATTGACGGTCGCCGCATTCCTTGTGATGGTGCTCACAAAGCCCTGAACTACCTCTTGCAGGGTTCAGCCGCCTGTGTTGCGAAGCAGTGGATGTGGATTGCTCATGTATACAACAATCTGCAGGGGCTAGAAGGTCACCAGCTGGCGTTTGTACACGATGAATTGCAATACGAGTGCACACTTGATGTAGCCAAGGATCTTAAGTTCCTCCTAGAACTAGCCGCCACAATGGCTGGTGAAGCATATAACCTCCGAGTCCCTATCGCTGCCGAAGGGAAGATCGGTTCCACCTGGGCAGATGTACACTAATGGCAACTAAATCGAAGACCAACCTTGGGCGTGTGGAGTTCATCTCACGTGCCAAGTATAAGCATACCCGTCAGGGTAATGGAAAGCGCTCACTGCCAAACCATGGTCGAAAACAACGGCGAGGTCAAGGTAAGTGAGTCTTCTGATCGACGCTGACTATATCGTTTATAAGTGTTGTGCAGCTTGTGAAACAGAGATTGACTACGGTGAAGACGTGATCGTTGTCACCAGCCGCTTCTCTGAAGCGTATAATATGGCCCTCAATGAGCTGTACAACATTGCTAATAACCTAGGTTGTTTTGACGATTCTATTCTGTTCTTTTCTGATAGTAGCAACTTTCGTAAACTGCTTGACCCAACATATAAAGGACATCGAAACCGCAAGAAGCCGTGTGGCTACAAAAGGGTCATCAATAAACTCAAGGAGGACTTCCCGGTTGTTGTGATGCCCAACCTAGAGGCTGATGATGCTATTGGTATCTACGCCACAAAAGAGGAAGGGCACATCATCTGCTCTCCAGATAAGGATATGAGGCAGATCCCTGGTGAGTTGTACGACCTAAGCAATGAAGTCACACTCATAACTGCAGAACAAGGAAATCGCTGGCATCTAGTTCAGACAATGGCCGGTGATCAAACAGATGGTTATGCCGGAGTCCCTAGTATTGGTGTGAAGCGGGCTGAAGCTCTCCTTGACTCCAAAGGTTGCTCATGGAAGACCGTTGTTGAAGCATTTGCCGAGAAGGATCTTGATGAGGATCACGCTCTACTCAATGCTCGATTAGCCAAGATACTTCAAGTAGATGATTATGATTTCACCAATCAAGAGGTCAGACTTTGGACTCCCCCCTCCGGTGCTGGAGCTGCGGATGGAGCAACAGTTCAAGCTGAAGCAAATTGAAGACGCACTGCGTCACCCCAATACTCAGAAAGAAGACATTATCACTGTCTTCATGGCCCTACAGCACCAGAACTTTGTGCTCGCCAATTCAGTATCTAACCTAGTAAAGCATTGGCCAACAGTAACCTCTCAGGACCCACCTACTACAAACGCGGAACCATTCAAGTTTGGGACTTCATCCGAGACCAAGGACTGAGGTTCCATCTTGGTAATGCAATCAAATACATCTGCCGAGCCGGGTATAAGGAGTCAGCAGAACAAGATCTTGAAAAAGCAATCCACTATCTAACGAATGAGCTTGAATACTTGCGCTCCGTACGACCTGTACGCCAAGAGAGCAGCGGAGTTCAGGACAGCCTACGGTTTACAGACAGTCTTGACTCCATCTACCTTGCAGCTGCAGAGGAATTTGATCGCTGAAGAGTTCTACGAGGTGCAGGAAGCATCACAAGAGCTGGCAGCCAACATCACAAACAAAAGGACAAGAGAGAACCTCCTGAAAGAGTTGACTGATCTTGTCTATGTCTGCCACCAAATGGCAGCAGCATTTAACTGGGACCTAGCAGAAGCGTATCGACGGGTCCACGCAAGCAATATGTCCAAACTCGATGAGAACGGTAAGCCAATCCGTCGAGAGGACGGAAAGATCCTCAAAGGACCCCGATATTTCACCCCCTCTCTCATTGACCTTGTATGACCACTGAACTGATTGCCCGTACTGGTCGCGTCCAGAACTGGATTGACGACCCTAACTCTCGACTGCCTGTGTCCTGCACAGTGTTTGTCGTCGAAGACACTATGGAGGGTCCCAATGGTATTGAAGCATCGTGGCGATTTGTATCACACGCTCTTAGATATGGAGCTGGCGTTGCTGTGCATTTGTCTAAGCTGCGATCCAAGGGATCTGAAAACGGCAAAGGACTTGTTGCATCAGGTCCGGTTAGCTTTGCCAAAATCTACAGCACCCTAAACGAGATTCTGCGACGTGGAGGCGTATACAAGAATGGAGCTGTTGTTTGTCATCTCGATCTTAATCATCCCGACATCCTTGAGTTTGTTAGTGCTACGCGAGCTGAACTCCCATGGGTCAAGCGATGTGTCAACATCAACCGATTTTGGTGGGGAGAGACTAGCCAAGAGGTTAGGGATGCCGTCATCGAAGGAATTCGCAAAGGCGATATTTGGCTCAATAAAACAAAAGTAGACAAAGATGGAAATCGAATCCGGGGAAACGTTTGCTTGGAAGTGTACCTGCCTTCACGGGGAACCTGTCTTCTGCAACATGTCAACCTCGGTGCTTGCCAATTCGATGACATTCAACGTGCATTTGCAAACGGAATGTCAGAGCTGTGCGCCCTCCATGCACAAACAGGCGTTGCAGCTAGCGGAGAATACCTCCCTCCGGAGACGGATCGCCAGGTCGGTCTGGGAATGCTCGGACTGGCTAACCTGCTCCGTCGCCACGGTGTGACCTATGAGGAGTTTGGAGAAGCCCTTGAAGCGATTAACAAACGAGAACCGCTTCACCGTACTCCTGCCTCTGAATTGGCCCTAGAGCTGCAGGCTGGCATTGAAGCAGCAGCACAGATCGCCAAGGCCAACAAGATGGACCGGGCCTTTGCAATCGCCCCTACAGCGAGCTGCAGCTACCGCTACACAGACTTGGATGGGTACACCACCTGCCCTGAGATCGCTCCCCCGATTGCACGCCATGTAGACCGTGATAGCGGCACCTTTGGTGTCCAGTCCTTTGACTATGGTCCGGTAGAGATCGCAGCAGAGGTGGGCTGGGATGCTTATTTCAAAGTTGCTAACGGCATCGTCAAGATGCTCGACCGTACGGGACTTCTTCACGGTTATAGCTTCAATAGTTGGTCTGATGTGATCACCTATGACGAAGCGTTTATTGAAGAGTGGTTGGATTCACCCCAGACCTCCCTTTACTACTCGCTCCAAGTCATGGGAGACACTCAGGATAAGTCCAGTGCATACGCTGCATTGGATGAAGATGAGGTCAGTGATTACTTGGAGTCGCTTCTAAACGATAACCCTGCTCCAGATTGTAATTGCGGCGAATGAACCCCTATCAGAAACTTTTAAATCGTAAGCGGAAGTGGTCTCCGGTACAGACCACAGCTGGGAAGCTTGCAGAGGGTGCGGAAGAGACGATCTTCCGTGCTCTCGCCATCCGACATATGGAACTCCCTGTTGGTGAGTTTATTGAAGAGGCACTTAGAAATGAAGTTCCAAGCGCATCACACGATTTGCTCCGATCTAACATCAAAGACGAGGAAAACCACGACCTGGCTCTCGGTTACATTGCCAACGCAATTGGCACTGATCCTAAAGCGGAAGCAGAAGCCCTCCGACTTAGAGCTGCTTGGGAAGCGCATCCTGATCACACGATCCTTAAAGCCTTGGTGGCTGAGCGTGCAATTTTCTTCGTACTACTGCCCTTCTTTCGGTTTAATGGTGACGCTGGTCTCCGAACAGTAAGTGCCGATATTTCTCGTGATGAACAAGTACATGTTGCTACAAATAGCTTGGTATGTACTGAGCTTGGTCTCGATTGGAGTCCTTCTCTCGATAAGCTCCGGCTGGCCACCATCAACTGGATTCTTCAGCCACTAGGTAGAAATACTCAGTCGAAATATTTAGACAAAAAATTTTGGCTGGATGCGAGCGATAACCTGATGTATCAGGGTAAGGCACCTGAACTTTCTGAGACAAAGCGAGCACGGATGCCTGCCTTTTTTGAACATGCGAACCCCAATCTCCCTCAATACGCTTGAGACATTTGGTCTCTCCGTAAAGGGTGTCCTCCAAGAACTGGAGGAGAACTTTCCACCTGTTAATCCCCACCCGGATGAAACTCTTTCACAAATAATGTACCGCTCCGGCCAGCGTTCAGTGGTCGAGTGGATTAATCACCGACTTACAGAAGACAATGCCAGCTAACAAGAACAATCCGTATGGAGGGGCAAAAGGGTCCCAGAAAAACAACCCAAATAGTGGTAAAAAGGGATCCCAGCAAGGTCAAAAGAGTCCGAGTGCTCCCGTAGCAATTGGCAGTACGACTGGGAACAGCAACTACGGAGGAACAACCACTAGCTACACAAGTCCAAGCGGTCAACCGATGTCCGCTGCACAAGTAGCTAACGCCACACGTCCTTCCTATGATAACATTAAGAATATCAAAGAAGGTTTGGCACTTGGAGGCAACCAATACCTGAGTGCCAAAGAGGCGATGCAAATCTCCAAGGCTACAGGTAAAGACTACGACAAGGTTCTGCAAAAGGGTATGGACAAAGGGATGTCCATCAGTGGTGGAGCTATCCGTAAATCGAATCAGGCATACGCTTCATCACGTCAGGGTATCTGGTCCTCCTTGATGGGCGATGTGTTCGGCAAACAGAATGCCGGCAAGTTCTTCCCTGATGCCATGGGTATGTTCCGAGGTCAAAAGCCTGGTAGCAAGCAAGCCTTCAGTGGTTCGACTGTTCAGATGAACGGAGAGACTCTCCCTGTATGGTCACCGAAGACCAAAGGAACCAGTAACCCACTGACTATTAAGTCTACCACTACCGATACAGGTAACACCACTACGACTGGTTCGACAACGACAGATACGACAAATACGCCTGAGGCCCCTGCGGTCACACCAGAACCTGTGCTCCCGGAACAACCGCTCGGCCCTGGTGGGCTGCTCGGTGGTGATGGTGGTGGCAAGAGCGCCACTGGTCTTGGCAGGAAGAAGAGCCGTCAACAAACACTTCGTATCCGAGGTGCAGGTACAAACCTGTTCAACCGGACCAACCCATATCAAGCTGCACTTAATTCGTAATGTCCGCTAAAACACGTTACGACTATTTAGCAAGCGATCGTTCCCAGTTTCTAAACGTAGCAAGACAAGCCGCTGACTTGACTCTTCCTTATCTCAACCGAGGTGAGGAGGAATTTGTCAAAGGCGCACGACATCTACCTACACCATGGCAAAGCGTTGGTGCAAAGGGAGTAGTCACTCTGGCATCTAAATTGATGCTAGCTCTACTGCCCCCTCAAACCAGCTTCTTTAAACTGCAGGTAGATGACAACGCATTGGGGCAAGACTTCCCACCCGAAGTCCGTTCTGAGTTAGACCTATCCTTTGCAAAGATTGAGCGTACTATTCTTGAGTCTATTGCTGCTTCCAGTGATCGTGTCGTAGTACACCAAGCACTGAAGCATCTTGTAGTCGCAGGTAATGCTCTGATCTTCATGGGAGAGAAGCAGCTCAAGTTGTACCCCTTGAATCGCTACGTTGTTGAACGAGACGGCAACGGCAATGTGCTAGAAATAGTCACGAAAGAACGTATCTCTAAGAAACTACTCTATAAAGTCCTACCTCAGATTGTTCCCAATAACGTAGCAGGAACAGAAGCTGAAAGGAATGATGAGTGCGACATCTATACTCATGTTCGGCTAGACAACAATCGTTTTGTTTGGCATCAAGAGTATGAAGACAAGATCATCCCAGGTTCAATGGGTAAGGCTCCAGTGGATGCCAACCCTTGGCTTGTACTCAGGTTCAACACAGTTGATGGTGAGGTCTATGGTCGTGGTCGAGTAGAGGAATTCATTGGTGATCTACGGTCCCTTGAAGCACTCTCTCAGGCCCTCGTAGAAGGCTCTGCAGCAGCCGCTAAGGTTGTGTTCGTAGTGTCACCCTCAAGCACAACCAAACCCCAGACGCTGGCCGCTGCAGGCAACGGTGCGATCGTTCAAGGACGACCGGATGACATCGGTGTAGTGCAAGTTGGTAAGACTGCAGACTTCAAGACTGCTTTTGAAATGATGTCAATGCTAGAGCGTCGACTCGGTGAAGCATTCCTGATCCTGAGTGTACGGGATAGTGAGCGTACTACTGCTGAAGAGGTACGCATGACTCAGATGGAACTGGAGCAACAACTGGGTGGACTCTTCTCCCTGCTGACTGTTGAGTTCCTGGTTCCCTATCTGAACCGCAAGTTAAATATCGCACAGAAGGTAGGGGACATCCCCCGCATACCACAGAAGATTGTTAAACCAACCATCGTTGCTGGTATTAACGCTCTTGGTCGTGGTCAAGATCGAGAGAGCCTCGCTGCTTTCCTCACGACTATTGCCCAAACAATGGGTCCAGAGTCTATCGCCAAGTATATCAACAGCAACGAAGTCATCAAACGTTTGGCTGCTGCTCAAGGTATTGATGTTCTCAACCTCGTCAAGAGTGTTGATGAAATGCAACAAGAACAGATGCAGAATGTTGGTGTACAGAAGGACATGGAGATCACCAAGCAGATTGGTCAGCTGGCTAGTACACCGCTGATGGATCCCACCAAAAACCCAGAAGCATTGAACTTAGTTAATGGACAAAGTAATCCCCAGCCGCCCGAAGCGGGTCAAGAATCCTCCGGTCCAGTCCCCCGAGGTGCCTGAAACAAACACTGAGAATGCTATTCCAACTAGCATTCAACCAACCAATAAGTATGCCCCACGGAACAAGTATGGAAAGGCAACGATTGGCGCTCCCAATCGCGTCGAGACTGTGGGACTTGGAAAACTAAAAGTAATTACCACCAATGGCTACACTGACGTATGATCCAACGGAGCCTCAAGAAGGTGAGTTCTCTGCTGAAGAGCTTGACTCACTGCAAGTAGGTGAGCAGCTATATCAAGAGGAACAGAACCTTCTTGCTGGTAAATTCCGTGATGCAGATGAGCTTGAAAATGCCTACCTAGAGCTTCAACGTAAACTAGGTGATCGAACCCCAGAAGCTGAAGCGCCTCAGGAAGAGGTAGAACCACCCCAGGAAGAGGAGGTTACTACTGCCTTCTTGGATGAGCTGTGGAACGAAAGCTTGACTGAGTACAAGGATGAAACCTTGTCTAAGTTAGAGAAGCTTTCTGCGGCTGAGGTTGCTCAGATGTATCTGGACTATCGAGCACAAGCTGAACAGCAAGCACCAGAGGCAAGCGCACTCACTCCAGAAGATGTCTCCACCCTGCAGGGTGTTGTGGGTGGTGAAGAGAATTACAACAACATGATTGGCTGGGCAGCAAATAATCTCAGCGAGCAGGAGATCAGTATGTTTGATACTGTGATGGATCGTGGTGATCCTCTTGCCTGTTACTTTGCTATTCAGGCACTGGCTAATCGTTACAACGATGCTGCTGGTTATGACGGGCGTATGCTCCAAGGTTCTGCAGCACGTAATGAAACTGTTGGGTTCCGCTCTCAAGCTGAACTTGTCCGTGCCATGAGTGACCCTCGCTACGACAATGATCCAGCTTATCGAGCTGATGTTGCCGCCAAACTTGAACAATCTGATCTTCAATTCTAATGTCTTCCTTTAATGATCGCGCTGAACTTCTCAATGGTCGCCTGGCTATGCTTGGCATCGTGGCTGGTATTGGCGCTTATCTAACCACCGGACAACTTATTCCTGGTATTTTCTAAATGGCACGAGCTAATCCTTTTGATCCCAAAGTTTCTTCTGTAGCCAAAGTTCAATACTGTGCTCCCACCAGTACATCTCCTGGTTTTCAGTATCCTTATCCCGGTACTACTCTCACTGAACTGAGCCCCAAGGGTTCAACTTGTGAGCCTGGTACTCTTGATGATGATGGTACCTACACAGGAGCGTGGGCTTAATACTTTAATCCACCATTATGGCAAACATTGCAACAGGTCGGTATTCATCCCGACAAATGGAGTCTGGTCTAAGTGTACCAGAACACGATTACATCGGCATCACCAATGATGTCAACGGTAACCCCACCACTGTTGTGTACCGTGCTGGCGGAGCTAGTGGACAGATTGTGTCTACTGTTAACATGACCTACGATGGTAATGGTTACCTGACAAGTGTTACCCGTGTGTCGTAATGTTCCGTCTAAACCCAATCAATGGGTGCTTCTCGTTTGCACCTGAGTATTCACCACCCGGTCCTCCCGGTGAACCTGGAGAACCTGGATATGATGGAGAACAAGGACCCCAAGGTATCCAAGGGGAGCGGGGTCCTAAAGGAGAGAAAGGCGATCAGGGGCCTCCAGGGGCCTCCGGAAGGAACGGGGAAGATGGTGTGGGTATCCTTAGCGGGACAACCCCACCATCCCCCTTCCTGGGGCCTGTAGGTGCCTTCTACATTGACTACGTTCACTGGACAATCTACGGTCCGAAGACTGCTGAAGGTTGGCCAGTAGGTGTATCCATGATTGGCCCACAAGGTGAACCTGGATATGACGGAGAGGATGGAAAGGATGGAGCTGTGGGGCCACGTGGGCCGCAAGGAATTCAAGGCATTCAAGGTCCCCCTGGGGTGCAAGGAAAGCCCGGTCCAGCCGGTCCAATGGGACCACCCGGCAGGGTTCAACATGTAGGAGAGTCAGCACCTCCCCAGAAGGGTTGGGTGTCTGGTGGTATTTCTGTTCAACATAACTAACAATGGCAACATTTAATAAGTACAACACATTTGTCAAAGACCTTGCATCGGGAGTACACCAGCTGCAAACAGGCACCACTCATGTGCTGAGGGTTGCACTGAGCAACACGGCTCCTAACGCTGCTACCCACGCTGTACGTGCTGACATTACTGAGCTGACAACTGCTGGTGGATACACCTCTGGTGGTATCTCTGTGGGCACGATTACTGGTGCTGAATCGAGTGGCACCTTCAAGCTGACTGGTGGTACTGATCCTGTGTGGACGGGTTCAGGCTCTGGTTTTACCGCTCGCTATGCAATCCTTTTTAACGACACACCTACTTCCCCTGCTGACCCGTTGATTGGTTGGTGGGATTATGGCTCCTCCGTGACAATTGGAGCCGGTGAAACACTGACCGTAGACCTAGATCAGACCAACGGTATCCTTACTCTTGCTTGATGAGTAGCCATGAGCATCTCATTTGTTGGTGCTCAAGGCGCAGCTAGCACCACAGTAACAATCCCTGCTCACCAGAGTGGGGACATGATCCTGATCTTTGCCTATCGAGACGGTAGTAACACGGCCCCCACTGTCCCAACTGCTGGGGGTACAGTTCCTACATGGACACTGATTGGCACAAGTGGGGGTAACACCAACAGCTCCCGCTTTCATAGGGCAGTAGCAACCGGAAGTACAACAACCTCGGGTACATGGACGAACGCCACTGAGCTGATTTGTCTGGTGTACCGAGGAACAGCACTTGTCGGTGCTAGTGCTGGTGGTAGTGGTTCAGCAACCACAACGATCAGTTATCCAGCTCTAACTCTTCAGCGTACAGACAACAGCAGCTGGGTCGTCGGTGTCGCTGGTCACCGTACTGCTACGAACGTAGAGCTAGCTCCAACTGGAATGACCAACCGTGCCAGCAGTGGTACGGAAGCTGCTGGTCATGATACGAACGGTACGGTCAGCAGCTGGTCAAACCAGAACGTCACTGTTAACGCAAGCTCTGCATTCCGTAGTTGGACTGTTGAGCTGAGGGATGCAACAGTTGTCCTTACTGCTGCTGCGGGTAGCTTCACTGAGACGGGAGTTGCTGCTCATCTAGCAAAAGGATTCAAC